GTACCATAACTGTTGTATTGGGCCATGGCCAATGGGGCAGTGGCTGTAAACAGGGTAAACAAAATTGCCAGGCGAGTCATACAGTTCTCCAGAAGTTAGTGTATACACTATATACTATTTAACATTTTGTGTCAACCTTTAGTTGACCAAATTGGTTAAACACCGCGGTCTTTGTTCATTGCCGATTTGGCAGCGGCTGCTACAATGTCTTGTGCTTTGTTTACTGGCATTGAGACGTTTGGTTCGCCTGCACCTTTGAATACCAAAACACCTGTGTTTGGATCCATGGGTTCCAAAAGGTTACTGAGTGGTTCTTGACTCACAACATCGGCTAGATTTTGGGGAGTGATGTTGATGTCCAAATCATTGGCCAGTTTGATGAATGCATCCTGGCTGATTTCTTTTTTGGCATTGGTATCTGTGGCACGACCATCGAGAAACTGTACCAAGCCTGACAGTTGCGCTGGGTTAGGCGTGGGCGCCATTCCCATGCTACTGTCAACTTCAAATATTTTCATTATCTCTTGGCGCGGCCCAGCGCGGCGGCAGGAGGTTCAGCACCAGCGTCAGCGGCTGCGGCATCCAATGCAGCATCTGCACCCATGTCAGCACCGGCTTCAGCACCCATAGCACCAGCGGCAGCCATGTCAGCACCTGCGGCGGCCATGTCGCCTGCACCTGCGGCAATGTCAGCACCCATAGCACCAGCGGCTGCGGCACCAGCAGGAGCCGCACCAGTTACCACATTCAATGCGGCGTCAAGTTGTTGCTTGGCACCTTGAATGTTTTGTAACAGGCCTGTTAATGCGGCTGTGGCGTCTGCATTGAATTGTGCGGCTTGATCAACACCAACTTGGTTCTTGATTGAGTCAACCAAGGCTGGTAATTCTTTGAACTGTAATTCACTCACATCTTCCAACATGGCTTGCATTTTGTCAACCATGTCTTGAGCGGCCAACACAACTTGAGCTTGTTGAATTTCGCTTTCGTTCAGTCGGCGTGCCATCCTGCGGAAGCGGCTTTCAGCTTGCATCATAGCAGCTCCAGCTACTAACTTTTGTTCTTCAGGATTCAATGTTTGGCCAGCAGCTGACTTCTTGAGTGCAGCGGCTAGTTTAGGATCTTTAGGGGCAGTTCCTGATGTGGGTGCAGGTGCAGCACCTGGTGCAGGAGTAGCGCCCGGTGCAGGAGTAGCGCCCGGTGCAGGAGTAGAACCTGGAGTGGGAGGCATGACGTTCTCTTTTAAACGTGTGCTCAATGCCTGTTCCATCATTACCAATTGCAGATAACGTGGATCTTGCTCACTGCTGTGACGTGCAGAAGTCTTACGGTGCTCACCCAGGATGCCACGTACTTTGCCCAACATTGCTCGAGTTTGACCACGTGTCAATTGGTCAAAACTAATGCGGTTACCAAAGTAACTTTCGAATACTTTGGCTATTTGCTTACTTGGCGTCGGAGCCGATAGTTCTTGCAGTTTCATTATTGAATCCCTTAATTTGCATATATTTAGCCTGATTTACACATTTCTCTAGTTCGGCTGTGACTGAGTTGTACTGGTCTATTTTGGGTTGCAGTTTCATGTTTATGATTTCATAAAATGATTCTGTTCGCCCGCGCTCTCCAATGACTTGTCGGCAGTATATATCTGCCGCTAATACTTGTTTTTTACGATCCAGCACCAGAATCTGATTGGATAGATTATAATTGCGTTGATGGTCTGTTGTACACCAACTCATGGCTGTTTTTTTCGTGCTGAATGAATGAATAGTTTTGTCCCAGGTACTCACTTGATATCTAGTGCCCTGCGGCTGTATACAATATTTTCCAAAAACCACAAGAGACCCAGTGCCATCATCCAGGATGATAGAATCGATATTGCGTTTGAGCTCACGTTCGGCCCATTGTTCTAGTTTCTGGTCTCGGGTCATTTTAATACGTAGTGAGTAACCAAGTATCCTATGACGGCTGTCAAGAATCCAATGATTCCCACTCCCCATCCAATCAACTGTGTGTTACGACTGTCACTCATTTTATGTACTAATCTATGCACTTCTTGAATGGTGGCTTTTAATTCCACAGTGTCTGTTTTGACATCGTCAATGCGTTGTTCTAAAGCAGTGTAGCGTTGGGCACACAATTCAACGTGTGCTTCAAGACTTTTCTTTTCAATGTCAGTGGTATCAGCCATGTTTACTCCAATGCATTATTTACCGTAGAGAACCAAATATTTTGATTGTCTCCCGACGTGGTAATTGTAGGTGCAAGACTTGGTTGTTCAGTTAAATTCAACATCATTGGGACTCCTTCACAATCTTGTTTGAGTCCGGCCAATGGGTCTGGATTGCCATGCATTTCAAACACACCTTCTGATTCAGATCTAAACTCAAACTCCCAGGCTGTGTCTTTTTTCTCGGGCACTGTGAGGGCAAGGGGCTGGGTTCTAAGACTAATGATCTGCAACAAAGTTTCCCAATTTCGTTGCTGATTGCGCGAATGATTCCAGTCATGTTGGTTGTGTACGGTCTGACCGGCTCGATCCACAAAAGGAATCTCACTTGATCTGAAGTGACCGGTTACACCAGTGAGACTGCAATCAAAAAGGGTACGGCATGTGATCTTCATTCTATGAGTATTTAATGCCAAAAAGAAACCCTGGAGTTTTTAATTCCAGGGTCAGCGTGGTCAACTAAACTGATTACAGGTTAGTGAATGTAGCTGATGCAGCAACGTTGGCAGTTGGGATACCAATGTTCAAGCCGCCAGTGGCGTTGGCTGTTTGAGCGGCCGCAACCAATGTTGTTGTAGTGTAAGCACCACTTGGATAGATAGCCAAGTTGATTGTGCCAGCTGTAGCACCAGCTTGGTAAATTGCGATTGTACCAAGTTGTTGAACTGCTGTCAAAACGTTGTTCAAGTAACCGTTAACGTTACCAGCGTTGGTCAACGCGGCGTTAGCTGTCAACGTGAAGAAGTCAAGTTTTGGACCTTGGATCTGAACTGGACCTTGAGCTGCTACGTTAGCTGTTCCTGCGATGGAACCGTTTGCCACGTCCAGTGCAAATACTGGTTGTGTAGTTCCGTTTACTTTTGTAAATACTGCCATGATAAATTTCCTTTAAGTTAGTGGCCTCGGTGGACCTGCTTTTATTTAGCCAGTTTGGAAAAATCACGCCTGTTGCGGATTGTTTCTCTGTCTATTTTGAGCCGCAAATGCATTGGGATCAAATCTATTTACCGCTTTTGCATATCCCACAGGGGTGGCCATGACCCAGCCTTCTTGCCCAGGATGCTCTGTGTCTGCTTGGCGTAGTAGGTGCATTTTGACATCATGCAACAAGTTAAATGCATTGAATGCGGCTGCCAGGGCAGGAGTATTTGACGTGGGACTGTTCAAGTATTCCACAATGTTGCGGAACTTTTGCGGAGTAACTTTTGTTTCCAACCACTTGCCAAACTCAGGCAGTAGCGTAGCACCGTTGAGTGGTGCTCCAACTTTGGTGTTGATAAAGTCCACGCACAGTTTTGCCAGGTCTGTGATCTTGTGTGCCCGCAATTCTGTGGGGTTGAACAAGGTGTCAATTGCCTGGCCCTGAGACTTGATCAACTGTTTGAGTTGTTTTTCAGCGTTGGTTTCAGTTTCTAGTTGACGAGGGCTTGCTGGCTTTTCCAACATCAGTCCAGGAACTGGATTAAACGCTACTCCACTCAAGGGCTGACGTGCATCGCCTGCATCCGCATACATTGAGTGGACGGCAATGCCAATGTTGCTGGCACCAATGCGTTGTCCCAGTGTGCTCTTGACTGGGATTCGGTATTCCACAGTGTTGGGACGGAACACATAGTTGCCTGCTTCAACAGGCGGAGTTGACATGTACAATAAATCACCTTTGACATAGCCACGGAAGTTTGGGGGCAATGCGGCTTCTAGTACAGGAAACAATGTGGCATACAGTTGAATCAATTCAGTTCTGTCCCCGGATCTTTTGCTTTGTATGTCAGCCATCATTTGGGGACTGGTAGCAAGACCATCATAGCCTTTGGCTTCAAATCCCGACCCGTCTGTAAGCACAAACTCGCCTGTGGCAGGTTTGCGCCCAAATATCACGGCAGGCTTGCCGTCCCACTTGGCTGTGACAGTTCGGGGTTGCTGAGTGGCATGACTGACAATTTCTAGTGCGTCTCGGATGCCTTGTGTGCCACGACGGAACACAAGATCTTCCAGGTGTTCAATGCCCTTGGCTCTACCGCCCACACCGGCCTGTTCGGCTTCCACAAGAGCAACATAACCACGGTTTACAATTCTATCACGTAGACGTGCCAGGAAGTTAACATCACTTTCTGCCATGCCCATTTCGGGTTCTTTTACACCTTCACGTGAGAGATATTCACGGAAGTCTGCTAGTTTGGCATCACGATCAGGGTCCATGGCCAAGGCTTTGTAAATGTTTTCCACGGTCATTAGCTGACTGCGTTTGTACTGTGGAGCCAGCAATATGCCAGCGGCCTCATCTGGGTCCATTGTGATTACTTTTTCAGTTTGACGACTGATGATGCCCTTGGCCGAGGCTTTGAGTCCCAGTGCTTTGGCAATGCTACTCATCAAGACGTTGCGAAATACACCTTTGTAGGCTGATCCTGCACCACCACCCAGCCAGAATGTGCCCCATTCCAAATTGGGCATGAACATGAAGTCTGTTTGCACATAACCACGCTTGGGGTCGCCTTGTATGGGTGTTTTAAAATGCACTGCTTCGCCCGACAGTCTGCACCATTCCTTGGGATCTTGTTTGTTTTTTGTGGCCCAGGCATCTAGTATGCCCTTGAGTTCGGCCTTGGTTATTTCGTTGGCATCCACAGCAAGGTCTAAGTCACCTGAGTCAGGCTTCTTGCCTGTTGAGCCCAACCACTTGATCGGAACACCGTTCTCATCTTTATCATGTGACAAATCAAGACCTGTGACTGCTTCCAACCAGGCCACTGTGCTGGGTATATCTGCTTGTTTGATGCGTTGTGTTAGTGGCTGGCCTTGTGCATCTTTAAAAACATTGCCACCTTCGTTGAGATACATTATGCTCGTAATCCAAATATTTCTTTAAAGGCTGCATCATTTGCGGCGTCTTGTGCTAAAGCTAGCAGTGATGTAAGCTCTGTATTGGTTAATTTTGTTTGTTGTCCAAATCGTATAATCAACGGAGAAGCTATTGTTGCAGGTGTTCTCTTGTCAAGAATTGTTCTTGCATATTGCTCGCCGCCAGGGTTGCTAATGGCTTGTCTAATCTTCACGATATCCCCGTCGTCTAATCTTAACGAATCAGCTATTTTTGTGGCTGCTGGGGACATTGTTACAACACCTGCGCCACCCACTCCTCTTCGACCAGTATCATAGGCCATTATATTCTGTGCTGGCAATATTCCCATGCCAACCAACTGAGTAAACAAATTTGCCATGGCTTTTGAGTCAGTATTATTTAATGTAGCGTTGTAGATTGCATCTATAGATTTGTCAATGTCAACTATGATGTCTTCCGCATAGTCTTTTTGGTTGGGATCACTGACAAAGGTTGGTATGTTTTTGTAGTCTGAACCTTGACGCCCGATCATTTTGTTAACTAGGTCTTGAAGATTGATTTTGAGAGTTGCAATACTGGGCTGTGTCACTTGACTGAGACTGGTGGGAGGATTGCCGCTGGAATCTTTACTGTTGGCCAGGAAGTTTTGCACAGTTTGTTGCCAGGCAGTTTGCATGGTAGTGGCCAGTGTTTTGGCCGCCGAGCTGTTGGCCAATGCCTGAAAGCCTTGTTCGCGATTTTGAGTAGGACCATATTGTGGTGTCACGTCTTGGCCAAACGCCTGAGTCATTAAACTTTTGCCCAGAGCGGATCCTATACCGCTGGCCACAGCTCCTGCGGCTCCCACTACTTCGTTAATTTTGCGTGGTCGTGTTAATTCATGAATCTGCATTTGTTCTCCTAACTGAACGCGAGAATTTGCCAGCATCTTTGGTACGTATTGCATTGAGCAATTTACGTGTGAGATTGTCCGCTTGTTCTGCACCAAACTCTGCTTCGATCTGTTCTATCAAGCGTATGGCGCTGGCAATAATGCTGTCGGCCCGAGTTTCGATTATCAGGCGGCGATCACGCTCTACATACAACGAGTCTAGTTCTTCTAGTAAACTTCGGGTCTTTTTCTGCATTCGATCTGGGCCTTTGGATTATTTAGTGCTTTTTAGATTCTAATAAATATCTATTATACAGGAATCCCCATGACAAGTCAAATTAACCCAAACAACGTAGATGGTACCTACCCAGTTGCCGGACAACCCAACAACACACAGGGGTTCAGGGACAACTTTACCAACATCAAAACCAATTTTAGTTATGCAGAAACTGAAATCACAGATCTGCAAAACAAGGCAATTTTGAAGAGTGCGCTGAGTGGAACCACACTTGACAACAACATGGCGGATAATTTGATCTACGCGGTCAAAATGAATGACGTGAGTTTTACTGCCTTGGATCAAACTGCTACCGCAGGCACAGTCACTATAGATTATGCCGCAGCAGCCTGGCAAACTGTGTCTCCCACAAACAACGTGAGCCTGGCATTTACCAACTGGCCTGTGTCAGGATCTTATGGTGTGGTCAACATTGAAATGGTCATAACCAATACTGCGTACACAGTGACTTTGCCTGCATCTGTTGTGAATGGATTGCTGGGCCTGGCAGGTTGGGATAGTGGTACTAGAACAATCACATTCTATCAAACTGGCAACTTTAGATACAGTTTTAGTTCAGTGGATGGTGGTGCTAGTATCCAAATCACTGACTTTGACAGACCCAGAAACGTGTTCTACAGCGATGTAGACATTGCCAACACCACGCCATCAACATCAACCACAACTGGTGCTCTAACAGTAGCAGGCGGTGTGGGTATTGGTGCCAACTTGAACGTGGGCGGAAACTTTACCACCTATACCACTGGCAATGCTGTGGCATTCCAGGCCTTGGACACTGGCTATGTGTCAATCAATGCTCCTACTGTAGCAGCCAACACAGGTGGTGCTCTAAACATTGTGGGCAGTGCTGGGGGCGCATATCAACCTGTTTACAATGCAGGTAGTATGCTTCACATTACTGGCAATGATGGTCAGAGTGCCAGGGTAACTGTTGACACATTTGGTACTGGTCAACAGTCAGCATTTGTACAACGAGCAGCCAGAGGCACAGCGGCTGCACCCACAGCAGTACAATCTGGTGACATCCTGGCCAGGATAACTGGTTCGGGTTACGGCAACACAGGATATGTTCTAGCCGCAGGCAACATCGGCACACTAGGCATTGACTTTGTGGCTCTAGAAAACTATACCACTGCCAACGCAGGTAGTTCGTTGAAGTTTTATACCTCACCTATTGGTGCTGTGACCAAAACGTTGAGTGCCAACGTCACTGCCAACGTCACAACATTCCCGGCCAACGTTTTCACCACAGCAGGCAATATTCTGGTCACAGGCGGCACAGGTGGTGTAGGATACGCCACCGGAGCCGGTGGCACAGTCTCTCAAACAGGTAACAAATCCACAGGTGTTACACTTAACAAACAGACTGGTGAGATTACCATGCAGGCCACTGCATTGGGTGCAGATACAACCGTGAGTTTTACGTTGACCAACTCGACTATTGGTACTAGAGACCTGCTGTTGTTGAACATTGTTGCCGGTGCAGCTACCCCATGTTGCTACAATCTAGACGCCAACTGTACCACTGGGTCGGCTGTTGTTTCAATTCGCAATTTAACAGCAGGTTCACTCAGTGAAGCACTTGTGCTTCGATTTGCAGTGATCAAAGGCGCTGTGGCTTAACTATGCCTTGCCAGATTGATTTCCTGTTAGGATCATAAGGTATCCAATTAGTTTTGTTTATTGAGTCTTCTAACATTTCAAGTCTTAATTGATCAATTTGTACTGATAAATTTGGTAATATTTTTTCAACTATCCAATAAAAATGTACTATTGGACTGGGCTGTATTTGATTCTGTCTGTTTGTAATAAATTTTGTTTGTTTACTGTAAGATTCTTGATCTTGAGTTGAGGTGTACAAAATCTTACAGTCAACTTCATTTAATGTGTGTTTTATTAAAGTTTTAAATATTTCCAGGCGACGATGACTTTGTAAACTTTGTACATAGTGGTCGTGATACAATTTTATGTTGTCATTGGCACTGGCACTACTTAACCACCATTCTCTTTTTTGACTATCGTGTACTCTATTAAAGTGATAAACACTGTCATTTGAAATTGTAGTATGCCATGACTGATCTTGCAATAACTTGTCAAATCGATCGGCTTGCGGCCATTGAATGATTGCTTGTTGTTGATGCATAGTTGGTAAAATATCAATCAAACTTGACACTAAAAATTCTGCGCCTGCGCCAATTGCGGCTGTGTTTACTATTTGATATTCTGGCAACAATGCTTGTAAAATTTGCGGCCATTCAGGCCATATGTGTCCTGTAGCATAGCCGTCCCCAAAGGTAAAAATTTTATTCATATCGATAGTATTTTTTCAGATTAATTTCCACTTCGGCCTGATAAAATGCATGCGTTGATTGAGCGTTCCAGATATCTGTGTACAAAAAATTGTTGATCGATTGCCAACGCTCTATATGATGTTGAATTGAATAATCTTTCACAATGTGTTTAAATTCTTGTGTGTTGTCCACAATGTCTGCGAATTCTATATTGACAACATTATCAGCTGTAACTGGGTCAAATGAAATGTGATAATTTTTTGCAGTTTCTCTCATTTTATCAATTTGCGTCATACCGCTCAAGTGTGTCCACTGTGGAGCAAAGTAATGATGGTATGCTCTTGTCCACCGATATAATCGACTTTTCCATGTGCTGGTGGTTACTGATATTATTTGTTCAAATTGATCTACGGACAATGCACCTGGCCAACAATGTGTACCTATCCATAAATTATCATCAGACGATTTTAGCAATATAGACTGTATTAATTTTTTTTGATCAAAATTTATTTGTACAGTATCAACATCTCCAATTTTTCCAAACGAGTGATGTATACTGTTTATACCTCCATTAGTACCTACACGACTAAATGTATTATTTAAAATGTCGCACAGTAACCCACCACAAGTATAATGGGGGAAACAAACCAACTTCATGACTGTTTAATCTGCCCTAGCAGTTGTTTTAGTTTTGCACTTTGAACATCTGCTGTGACTTTGCCTGTGTCCTGTGGTGGTTTTTCCCAGGCAGGAGTTCCTGTGGCTCGTTCCCATGGTGGAGATGATTCACTTTCGACTCCGGTATCAGCAGCCTTGACCTGGCTCTTGGCCTTGATTGAGTCCATAATACTGCTTTGGGGTCTGTTGTATCCAGTTCCCTCGTCTCCGCCTTCATCAGTAATGCGCATGGTTTCAATGTTGTACTCCAAATCAATCTTTTGACCAACGCCGGTCGAGCTTCGAGACTTCATACATTGTATCTGATACTTGCCGCGCTCTTTCATAGCACGTGACGTAAAGATACCAAACACGTTATCTGCGGTGTTGATCTTGGAAATACCACCCGAGATATGCGAGTGATCAAATTCAATTTCTTCTACCGCACTTCTATTCAACTGGCTTGCAGTGACCATTAGCACCGCCAGTTCTTTGGCCAAGTTGCGTAGTTCTTCACTCACATACTTGTCTTTCACAAACAAGTCATTGGGTGACACTTTGGCACTAACAGGCATCAGCAGGTCCAAGTAGTCAATCATCACAAAGTCAACTTTCTTGCCTGTTTGAATTTGATACTCTTTCAAATATGCACGAATGTCATTGATGTTGCTCTGTGCCGGCAGGCCTTTCACTTGATAGTTGCCGGACTTTTTGGCCACCAGTTTGACCTTGAGTTCAGTTGTGTCCATGTCACGGCGGATGTCTTTGGTGCTCATGTTGGTTAACATGGCATCAGTTCGCAAACTTGTGAGTTCTTCACTAAGTTCTAGTGTGATATAAACACCACTCAAGCCTTGTTGCAACCAGTTTAGTGCAATGTTCATCATGACCAAACTTTTGCCAGAACCCGAACCACCAGCAAAGATGTTGAGTTCACCACGACTGAATCCACCATACAACAATCTATCCAGTTGTGGCCATCCTGTGCTTACTTGCCCGCCCGAGTTAAAGTATTTCTCAATGCGAGCCTTAGGATCAGCAAAGTAATCCGTGCCCATGTCTTTAGTGAGTGATATCTGTACTGCATCTTTGATGAGTTTTTCAACGGGTTCAAATTCGCCTTTCTCCAGCAAGTCTGCTGACTTCAAAATAGCACGTTCAAGTTCTTGACGTCGGGTAAATGCTTCAAACTCACCCATGAACCAGTCAAAGTGACCTTCGTTCAAGTCTGGCACTGGTTGCAGTTTGACACCTGTGGTTGCAGAAATCTGCTGCCTGTCAGGCATGGTCTTGTGTTTGTCTGAGTGTTCTTTGATGAACT